AAAAATTACGCACTACATCAGCACTGTCATCATGGAACGTAATTGATAATGGATCATAATTAATTTTTTCTTGTGCTATGTTTTTGCGATTATAAGCATTGTAGGTTTTTGTAGTTACCGAGAATCTTGGTAGTGCTACTGTCTTAGCCATCATGCCTATTTCAATTTGTTCGTTCTGATCTACCTGAGATACCACAGGATTAAGATCCATGAACACATGATATACCGTGCCTATCTTAGGACTTAGTCTATATAAGCTGTCAATGAATGTACGTGAGGCATGTTGCCAGTCATGTATTTCATCACCGGTAGCTAATTCTTTTAAGAATTGATTAAAGAAGCCAGCCATATCTAGTATCCATTTATATTATTTATCGAGATAAAAAAGCCCGGATTTTAACCGGGCTTTGAGGTGTTTCGTCTGGATATTATCCAGTGATTACTTTGCCTAGTGTTCTTGCTACTGTTGCACCAACACCTGCGCCTACTGGTGTTTGGATAGCGTTATCGTAACGGATAGTTAAACTAATTGTCATTGGATCGTTACTGCCGTATTCTGCATTTGAATATTCTGTATTAGTTAAGAAGCAACCATATATTTCCCATGTTTCAAGAACGTTTGGAGCACTTGTACCGTTACCGCCATCAAGTACTTCAAAGTTGGTTTGGAATTTATAGTCAATACCAGAACTTGCACTAGCTTGTTCCATGAAGTCAAATTGTTTCTGTAATTGTTCACCAACACGTTTAGCAACTTCACCGCCTGCATCATCACGTAGTTGGCAAGTAACTGTTTCCCATGTAGGTTTACCAGCTAGATAAACACGGCTGTTGTAAACTGGGATTTCAATTGGATCAAATGTCAGTGTTGGACGTTTGAAATCCATTACTTGTTTTGTTAGTTCAGTACTTGGTTGACTAACGCCAAAGTTTAAGAAAGTCACGCGAAAGCGGAACTTTAATTTTGGCATTAACAGGCCCTGTGCTGATGCACTTTGGTCTGTCGATAGTGGTACTGTAAATCTGCTCAATGATGATGTTGCCATCTTATTTTCCTTTTAATACTTTATAGTATTTACCTGTTTTTAGTATCGACTTTGGGGAGGATTAACTCCCCATTATCTACGTATATTATCTAATACTCAATGGTGCGCCAGTATTTTGTAAACGCACTGGAATATAAATGAACTCGATAGCTTTAACTGGTTGTATAGCAATGTCAACCCACAATTCATTTCGATCAATACGATCTGGTGTATTATTAGTGCCATCACAAACTACTAGATAGTCGTAAATACCACGTTTAGCTACTAGATCATTTAATACACTTTCAAATGCAGCTTTAACCTGTGTACGTGTAATGTTATCGTTTGGTTCAAACAAGAATGGACTTGCAACTTTTGGCAATACCAATCTTATGTAACAAACTAGTCGAGCAACATTCACACGATCCATTGCACTTGTCATACTAGCACGTGTCTTTTGACCGTATGCTACTAGACCAACGCCTGGTAATACTGTTAGTGGATTAACATTGCTTGCGTATAACAAGTCACGTAGGCCTGGTGTAACACCAATGCTACGGAATAAATTGTTATCTGCTGTATCAATATAACCAATGCTTGAAGCATTGTCGATCAAGCCACGACGTACACCAGCTGGTGCAAACCATGGATAGCTTTGTTGATCACTGCGGATAAATGTTCTTAACATCATATGGCTAGCCGGAACAACTACGCTATTGCCTGCTAGGTCAGTACCTAAACCAGCTGGGTAGTAAACACCTAAGTATTCACTACGTGTTACTAATCCAAGTGCACCATTGTCATTTGCAAGGTTTTGATTAGTAATCCAAGGTTGAACTTGGCTTGGTGTTAGATCTAACGGAGCATCACCAATGATAAATGATGTTTGTAAACGATCGTTGTTTAATGTAACTAAATTATCTAGTAACTCAGGATAACCTGGGCAAGCAATTAAGTTAAATTGTGTTTGTTCTTCACGTAATGCAGTGCTTGATTCAACTGCAGCAGTAAGAGCTCTTACTATCACGCTACGTTGTGCTTTATGACCAAAGAACGGAACACCCATTTGATCTAAACCGCTATGTGTCACCCATGAACTTAATACTGTTGGTGGGCTTGTATCATTAGCAAACTCTGTACTCATAAATTGTTTAACATTATAACCACTACGACGTGTGTTAAACAACAACATACCTCTTGGGTGTAGTCTATAATCAGGAGCATCTGAATCTAAATAATCACTAGTTGATAAACTAGCGATTGTTGGTAAGCTACCGGTCACTGGATCTATTGTGCCACTCGTGTCCCAGCGTGCATCAGCAAATAAAATACCGTCAACACTTACGTTGTCAGCATTATCAATTAATGCCCATGTACCTGTTGGACTATTGTAACGATAAATTTTTGGATAATTCTCAAGATCGCTGGTGTCTAACCATAGATCACCTGAAGCCAATTGTCCACCACCTGCTTGTTGTGTTGGTTGGCTTGCTGATAAAATCGGACCTTCTTGATCTGTGTTTGATAAGTCATAACCACGTGCATCGTTGGTTACGTTTTGGTAACCTTTCCAACCTGCGCCATCGTTGATCATGATATCAACTTCTAATGCATTATTATAGTACCACAATGTACCATCAGCTGGATTGCTGTATGGAGCAGTTGTTGAGTATGTATAAGTTAATGCTTTGAATGGGCTAGCTAGGTATACACTACCTGCACTAATAGCCTGCATGTTGTTATCTGTGATAAGACCAGTTGTAGTTAATGGAGTACCACTTACGTAGGTAAATTTAATAGTACCACCAGCTAGATGGCTAACATAAATTGCGCCAGCTGGTGTAAATCCTACAGCAATATTTGGTAAACCTGCAGCTAAAATTGTACTTACCAGCGTTGTTGCTGGAATCGCATTACCGCTACCAGGGATTGTGATCGTAGCTGATTGTGTTGTGCTCGTACCAGGAACTGTTACTTCCATAGTAAAGCTATTGCCTGCTCTATATAAAGCAGAACCACCAGCAGTTGTACCTGTAACAGTTGTTGAGCCAATTACAGATTTTCTGTATAATTTACCAGTAACTGTACTAGTGCCGACTGTGTCATATTGTACATATAGTGTACCTACTGCTAGGTCACCACCACCTGCTACTGGACTTAGTCCGTAGATTGCTGTATTATCGCTGGAATATAGTGGGGCCGCTTGTAATGTCCATGAATCTAAATTAGCGTTGTATTCTTTAATACCCCAATTTGCGCCATTACCTGTGCCTGATGTTTTTAACCATACACTGCCATTTGGACGTGGGGTAGCATCTGTTACTCTCCAGGCTGGAACATTTCTGTAATCACTGAATTGTACTGTTGGACCAAATAAAGTTTTAACATTACCTGAATCATCATTGGTCCATAGACCTAAACGTAATGAGCAGTCTGTCGCGCCAATGACTACCCCTAATTCAATTTTTAGTTTACCATCAGCTAGACTTATATTACCTGAACTTGCAGCCAGACTGTCCGCAAAAATTTCAATTTGACCTGAACTGTTCGCTCTAGCACTAACACCTCTAATACCTGCTGAATTAATGTCGCTAGCTGCTGATGTAACTGTTGTACCTGTTAGTGTAACGTTTGTGCCGTTTAGGCGCATTTTTTGACCGATTGCTAAATTAGCTGGATTAGCGATACTACCAATGATCACAGGCACTACGTCTTTCCATGAATCACTACCTACTAGTGTCCAAGCATTTTGATACCCTTTGTAATATAGTGGATTAGAACTACTTGTTGCCACTACAGCATAGTCACCAATACTACCAACTGAAGCTAGTGGTACACCACTGTTTAACAATGTTGTATCTGTAATAACTCTTGGGCTTTGTAATGCAAATGCACTACCTTCTATCAATTCATAAACACCCCAGTTTGTGCCCGATGTGCTGACATCTAACCAATATGTGCCATCACTTGCTTTACCTGTTGGACGAATACTTGTACCTGTGAGTTGATCTAGATCAACATCAGCACGCTGTACCCAAATTTGATTGCTAACGCCTAATGCGCTATACGCAGCCAATAAACCGTATTCGTTACGTTCGTCACCATTTAATGGGTTACCTGATTCATCAGTACGGAATGCAATGTTACCGTAGTAATTAACTAGATCACGCTGACTAGTAATCGG